CAGAATTACGACCACGATTGAGGTGCCTGCTGGCAGTGACACGTACGAACCCGAGGAACTTCGGGCTATGCTTAGCGCACACTTCGGTGTGGGTTGGGCACAAGCCTCTGGTATCGCGGATACAGTTGTGTCGGGCGTTATTTAATCATAACCAGCCTTACTCATTCGGAGATGTCTGATGAGCAAGAAAAGGAAAGGTGTTGTAGGTGGGAGTGTTCGCAAGGATTCTTTTGATTTTGATCCTTTACGACAATCCGCACGCCTTACGGCATTTTTTGAAACACTGCAAGTGGAGCTTTCGGATGCGACAAAAGCAAACGAAAATGTTGCTTTCGCAATCGAAAGGCAACGAGACCGAGCCCGTAAAAAGGCAGTCTTTCCTGGACGTTTTAAAGAACTCGAAAACGCTGCGGTCGATAGGTTCAAATCTATTAACCAAAGCGTCGCCGAAGTTCATATTGATCTCAGTCGTGATATTGTATTTAATTCAAGGCACTTCATACGATGTGTTCTTGAAAACTACACTACCATGGTTAGAGATCATAATGTCCAAGTAGACTTAGATCCGTTAATTCTTTTCGATCTGTGGAGTTTTGGGCCTGGTGCCAGTATTGGCACCAAGTCCACACACCCAGTAGAAAAGATGTACGGTCCGTGGTCTTGTACACCTTCTGCTCTTGCACGGGTGTTACAATTGAGACGCAACCATCCATACCTTAACTTACATGATCAAGGTAGGGGTGATATCAGTTGTGTCTCTGTACCCGGCAGTAAGCTTGCGACAGTTCCTAAAAACGAAGAAAGGAATCGTACAATCGCCATTGAACCCCTCGGTAATATGTGCCTGCAGCTTGCTGCAGGCAAATATATTGAGGGCGCTCTTCGGCGGATAGGCTTAGACATACGAGATCAGCAACCTAAGAATAAGGAAGCTGCTCGCAGGGGATCACAAGACGGTAGTCTTTCGACTATCGATCTTAAGGATGCCTCTGATATGTTTAATCCAAGCCTTGTGCGACTCTTGCTTCCTGAAGCGTGGTACAAACTCCTGATGGAAATTAGGAGTCCTTGCACTCGCTTGCCCGACGGGAGTGAGATTAAGCTGAATATGATAAGCACCATGGGGAACGGTTATACATTCCCCTTGATGACTCTTATTCTTCTTAGTCTCATCTATGCAGTATTATGCGAGCACAACCGGACCCGATCCCTTTTCATAAACTGGGAAGAGGTCTTTGTCTTTGGGGACGATTTAATCGTTCCTTCAGACATGTTTGAGCCCGTATGTACTGTTATAGAGCAAGCAGGTCTTGTCGTAAATCGGGACAAGTCCTTCTTTCAAGGTCCGTTTCGAGAAAGCTGCGGGGGGGACTACTTTAAGGGCTATGATGTCACGCCCTTTTATGTGCGATCCCTCGCTAGTGATCACGAAGTTTATGTCGCCCTTAATCAAGTCCTGGAGTGGACGGCAAAGCATAACCTGTCTTTACCGAAAACTCTGGACTTTCTTTTTGGGTGCATAAATGGACCTGTACTACTCGTTCCCGAGTGGTCTAACCCTGATGAAGGAGTTAGAACTACTCTGGTTGCTCGTCGCTATAAGGGACTTCATCCACGACCTATGCCTAGAAAAGTGGTTAATACCCACTTTCTTATGCCGTTGGCCGTAGGTGGATACCTTAATAAAACACGACGAGATGAGC